AAAGTTCAATTGCACTTATACTACAGCAGACATCTCCGCTCCACGAACAAGGAATGTTGTGGAGTTAGTACTGGCAGGAGTTGCAAGTATTCGTATGTTTCCGCTGTTTATATCAACATCAAACGTAGCCAAAGCCGTGTCCGTAGCCACTTGACCGTACTCCGTAGCCACTGCTGTGGTCCCGTCATGTGTAACCAGAAGCTCTGTGATGTACCGCTCTGTGGCAACCGTGTCGGTGACTTGGATCAAAACCTTTAGGCCCAAGACCGTAGCCGCATCGTATGTACCTACTGCAACCTGAGACACGGAAGTTGTCGTAGTCTCCTGCGTATCGAAACCGCCGCCGCCAATCGTACCCCACGCACCGTTGGCATAACCCTCGAACTTAGCCTCGCTTGAGTTGTACCGGATCATACCATTTACAGCGGTAGGGCGCTGCCCCGTGGTCCCCGCTGGCATAATCATCGCGTCAGTAGAACTCGCGGTACTAATAAGATTGGTTCCGTTCCCAACAATAGCATGGCCTAAAGTCGCGGCTAACGCCGATATGTCCTGCAACAAGGCATCGAAGGCCTGAACGTCCGATCCTATAGCGAGGCCAAGGTTTGTTCTAGCCGCAGACGCCGAAGAAGCTCCTGTGCCGCCATCCGCAACTTCTAAGTCGCTGATGCCCGTAACAGACCCACCTGTGATATTAACACTACTCATCGCGAAGTTAGCGGTTAAGTCGAACACAGCAGCAGACGCTTCGCCGCCGTCAAGATACAAAACCTTGCTGTCTCCATTGGCTACGGTGACGTTTGCACCTGCGCCTTGCGAGAAAATAACATCTTGCCCGGAGTTGTTGTAAACAAAATACAGCTTCTGAGCATTTGAGGGCGTCACAGTAATCGTGTTTGTTCCACTAGGCGAACCGCTCAAAACAAGCACTTTGTACATACCATCCGACAAAGTGCCGTTAGTCGTATCTAGGGTGTGGGTTGTGCCTGAAAGAGTTATGGTCCCCACGCCATTAGTAATACGATCAAGGATATCCAAGTTCGTATTGGTGGTGTCGCCCCATGTGCCGGACTGTTCACCTGTGGCAATTTTTTCTATGCCACCGTTATCTGTGTATGTACTAGGCATGATAAATCCTTACGCTGCGACTTCTTCCCAACTTGTACCGGGATTAGGTTCGATGTCAGTATAACTCGTTTCGGGGTTCGGCGCTATACCCGTGTAACTTGTACCCGGATTCGGCTGTATATTACTATAACTTGTTCCGGCACTAGGCGATATAGGTGTATAGCTTGTTCCGGCGTCAGGGACAATTCGGCCCCAAACTAATGGGGAGCCTACTTGGCCCGTAGCAGATACTCCCGTTACAGTAACACTGGTACTTCCGACAATTACTGTAACTGACCCAACTTGTCCGGTGGCAGATACGCCTGTAGCAGACACCCCTGCTCCGGCCTTCGCAACTACACTGCCAACCCCACCAGTAGAGGCCAACCCCGTAATCGTAACACTAACTCCAGTGCCACTCGCTATTGTGACGGAGCCTACGTTTCCGGTGGCTTCAGAACCCGTAACTGGGACACTTACACTCTCAGAAACGACTACAGTCGCAGTGCCAACTTGACCTGCAGAAGACACCCCTAGTACATCTACAGAAGCCCCTGTCTTAACTGATGCAGAGCCAATTGCACCCGTAGACGAAAGACCCGATACCCCAGCGGAAGCACTTGCTTCTATACTAACCGACCCAACCTGACCTGTAGACGAAACGCCTGAGACTGTTGTTGTAGACGCTGCCGTTACCGTAGGAGAGCCGACCTGACCTGTAGAAGATATTCCAACCGGGGAAACAACTATGTTTTGTTCTGGGAAGACAGATAGACTGCCGACCTGACCTGTAGAGGTTACACCCGTTACATCAACTAAGACGTTCGGGAACGAAAGCTCACCAACTTCACCAGAAGCAGAAGAACCTGTGGCTGTAACCGATGCGGCTCCGGTGGTTGTTACGGAGCCAACCGCTCCGACAGAAGGTACGCCCGTGGTTGTAGTAGATGCCGTGCCAGTAGTAGTCGCCGATCCTACAAGGCCGCTTGATGACGCGCCCGTAACAGTGACGATTGAATCCCCAGATACTGTGACGGAACCAATCTGCCCGGTAGAAGATAATCCAGTAACGGAAACGCTAACGGATTCGCTGCCACTATCTGCCAGTGGTGCTGACGCAAGTGGAGAAAAGCCAAGCATTAGGTAGCGCCACGCAAGATTATTGATGCAGAGACGTTAGAATATGTAGCCAAATCTGGCAAAGCAAAACCAAAAGCTGGAGGGGTCAATGACGTGCTTGGGGCAGATATACGCTGAAAGCCCATACCAGTTACACTGTCGCCGCTGTCATTTGCCGGTGCCGAACTAAACGAAACATATAGATTGTCCGCGTCTGTATACAATCCATCCGTGTCTCTGTTATGCGCACCACCAGCCGCCCCGATTAGAATTGATCCTGTGGTACTGGACGATGCGGTGATAGACGGAAATGATGGAATTACAGTGTTACTCGTACTCGTTGTGGTTGCCGTAACGTCAATTGGAGTGGTCAAATCAACGCCGCTAAATACCATCAGCGTTGCAGAAGTTGCTCCAGCGACATCGCCTGACGCAGCATAAACCGCAGTCGTGTCAGGCGTTCCGCCCATTATCTTGTAAAAAACAGCAACTTGGCTGTCTAGGGTGTCACTAGCGGAACCAGAAGCAATTTGCGTATAGCCGCTGGTAGTCATTGTTGGTATGCCAGACGATGCGCTTTCATAGTGGACAGTAATTACAACAATGTCATTTTCAGATGCTGTCGATGATGTGCCGCCAGTCAGTGCTGTCAGATCAATAGAACCGCTTCCGCCGTTGTTTTCACCCACACCGCCCGATCCAATGAAAACTGGGAAGGTTTTGGAACCTGAGTAATTGAACCTGCCGTGATTAATTGTTTTGATATTCGTGGCGCTGTTAATCTTGTCAAACTCAAAAAGGTAATCGTAACTGGGCGCAAGTGTTGGAGCCACTCCATCGACGAACTCAAATGCGGAAGGCCATGTTATTGTGCCGCCGGTATAGCTAAATTGAACTTTGCCCTCAAAACTTGTGGTTGGTATATTGGAAAGCGCAAATGTTGTGTTTCCAAAAACATCAGCAGACGGGTAAAACATATGCCCAGACGAAAGGTCTAGCGTGTAGGTTGACCCAGCAATAGTAACTGAAACGGCATCGTCATCGCCACCAGCAGCATCTGCCCACTCGCCAGCCGTTGCACCTGCGTTTACTGTTAAAACCTGACCCGCAGTCCCGAGTGACGCAGGAATGTTTGTTGCAATGTCACGACCATCGACTGTGCCTGTGACAGTGATGTTCCCGAAAGTGGGGCTATCACTCGTACCTACAGCTTGACCAATAGAGAAGGTAAATGGTTCTGTGCCTGTACCGCCAGTGCCTAAGTTGGTAATAGTAACGCCAGTACCAGCATCAACATTTGCGCCATCAAGAACAGTTGTTGTGCCTGAAACGCCTTGCTGAGTGCGAAAGACAAGTAGACCTTGTGAGCTATCAAAACCTAGCTGTCCGTCAACGGTTAGATTACTTTTCTCAAGGTTTTCTAGAAGGACAGTTCTTGCGTTAAAGTCATTTGACTTGGAGCCAGTAGAAACTGCATAATAACTACCTTGCTGACCATCCAACAAGTCAGCATCAAGACCAGAACCAGAGCCATCGTTTTCATTAGACCACATTTCAGCCCAACTCGACCAGACTCCAGCATCTTTACGCCTTACTGCAACAATATGATTGGTTGTTCCAAACGTCAGTTGAGTAGATTGCGCCCCATCATTAGATTGAACCATAACCATATAGTCTGCATAAGAACCCGTAGGAGCAGAGCTACTCCACCTGTACCAACCATCAGTAACACTATCTATGCTGTCACTTGAGGTAAGAGCAGTTGCGTTTACAGCCTGCTTCAAGGCATCGGCATGTACACCATCTACTGTATCAGCATCAAGACCAGAGCCTGAACCGTCAACCGTCTTAATAGCTGCCAGTAATTCGCTGGGCGTTTGATCTATAGTAGCACCAGCCTCAATGCCATCTAGCTTCGTCTTGTCACCATTTACAAAAGCGCCCTCGGAGGGAGGTTGCTGGATGTCAGAGCCAGCGGCAGTGACGAAGACTACGGCATCGCCGCTCAAGTTAAGAAGCGACCCAGTCGAACTCTCAACCAAAGTGCGCGACAGCGTAGTGCCGCTGGCAGTGTAAGTGCCAGTGCCTATCTCGAATGAACTTCCGTCTTCGATAGTGTAGCGCACAACATCACTATTGGAGACGCCAGCGGCAGCAAAGCTTTGAAACCCGCTCTCTGCGCTACCTAAAGTAACTGTTCCCGTCCCGGTGGTTGCCGTGGACATCTTTGCTCTGTTGACCAGCGTAACCATTGGGACGGGTTCCTTATGCTATGCGAATGATAGCGTTACTCGCGTCAGCCGCTGGGAAAACAATCTCAAAGTCCCCTGAAGTCGAGGTCTTGTCTGATCCAAAGTCCAGTACAACAACTGTGTCTGTTGTTCCGGTTCCAGCACCTGTTGTAGTGTTGTAGATCAACGCACCGCGAGCAGTGATAGTTGCGGACGTAAACGTAATGTCTGCAAAATCTGTAAACGCTGTCGTCCCAGATGTGGTTGGGTTGATGCGCGTTAACGTGCCGCCACCCGCTGAGTACGAACCGGACGCTCCGACTTCGTTAGTCGCCGTGTAGTCCGTAGTCGCCGCAGTAAAAGAGGCGTCGGTGGTGTACAATGCAATCTTGAAGGTATCCCCTCCAGAAAGCAAGAAGTTGTGTTGAGCCTCAAGCAACTGCTGCTTGAAGGAAGTACACATAAAGTTACCTGTAAAGGCCATGCTAAAGTCTCCTTATAAGTTCAGCTAGATCGGGTTTCCCCGCTTCATTGAGAGCGTTATACACTGATGTGCGATCACTTTCGATAGCTCTTTTCATATAGAAAGTAACCACCTCCTCAATATTGTCCGCAAACGCTTTGGCTTGCTCTCGAATAGCTGGGGGTGCTGTGTCCGATACAGACACGATTTTTTGCACACACACCTGCGCTACTTCCTCTGGAGAGAAGCCTCTGTTTTGCGTTGTCCGAACCTCAACAAGTTGTTTGTGTTGAGGAATACCCATACTTCCTAGTGACATTACATATCCGCCCTTGGTTCACCGTCTCTATAATTATCACGCTTTAGCCTTGCGTTGCCAAGCAAAGCCAAGTCGTTCAATGACTCGTCAAAGTTCTTCTGGTACATAGCCAACACATCCTGCTCACCCTTCATAAATGTATAGGCTTCAATAAGTGAGCCATACAAAAGAACTCGCTCGGCATTATCCCCAAGCCAAGAAGTGCTAGACGTAACGATAGAGGGCGGGTCAAAGTAATAATGAAGCTCAATAGAGTAAGCACTGTCTGGAGTAGGGCCAACTATAAAGTTACCCGTTGTGCCTGTCGCTTGAACATCACCGTCAAAGATAGCGTAGAATCGTGGCAATCCAGATGTAGCAGCGGCAGGGTACGCCTCCCGTATGAAGTTCACATCTTTGGGGATAAGGTATTCGTAATTACTACTACCGTCCACAACAGCAAGAGAAAACACAGACAGGAAATCACTTGGTCTGGTGACATACTGGTTGCCATTTGTAGTGGTAGCAGTAACATTTTTACGAAGCTCCGGTATGATGATTAAACGATGAATGCGTTCCTCTGCTTGTTGTACAAACGTAGGGATATTGGTCACGAAAGTTGTTTCTTCGTTTTCCGTGTAGTCTTTTATCGCTTGCACTAACTCAGAATAGTTCATTTGAACTTAACCCATTTTAAAGTTTCCGCCGCGAGTAGCAGCTCCCATACCACGGCACTTACCCATTCCACCGCCCATACCCATCTTCTTGGGCATCTTGCCGCCATAGCTCATTTTGCCAACACCGTCAGCAGCAAAAGCTGGTACAGACTTGCTGCCCTTCTGTACCATTGGCATCTTCCCACCGGACTTCATAGCAACAGGTTTCTTCATTTTACCACCATACATCTTTTTCTTAGCCTTCTCTTGTTTTTCGCGCTCTTCTATGGTGAGACCATCAGGGCTTTGTGTACTTATTTCCTCGACCCCATAGATAGATTTGGGGCGAGCTTTGGGACGTAAGGATTTTTTAGGTGCTGGCATTCTAATCTCCATCAGTTGTGGTGACAGTAACTCTTCCTACAGAAGCTACCATATACTGCGCAGAATTCCAAACTGGATTCCAACCAAACAGCTCTCGGCTCTCCAGCAAAGAAGTATCTGGGCGCGGGTTTCTCAAAGATTGAGGGTCGTTAATCTTTATGCGTCCAAGAAAGTTTTGAGGCTGATCTGGGTCAGCAACATCTCTACCGACAAGAAAACCAGTCTTAACGCCGTTATTATACTCAGGCACAAGGTCTTTGAGGGGGTAACGAAACCCCGTCTTGTCACAAAACCCGAAGGCATATTTGGCTTTTGCGTAGCTCATTATCCACCCATCATAAACGTATCAAAGGGTACAAACTTGATTGACGCTGTTTCCTCGTCTTCACCAGCAGCGAGCTGAAACTGAAACTCATACTCTTGCTTTAGCAGCGGGACACGAGCGGCAACATCTGGCTTCTTCATGGCAATATAGTAAGCCATGCCCGATACTAGAGCTGGCACAAAGCGTGGTGGTACAGTGGTAACATCCCCACCAATACCACTAGACAAACCGTCGATACCCTTCAGCCTATAGTAGGATAACGTATAAGGCGTAGTAGCATCCGGCACAGGCCATAGGGTTATTTTGACTTCCGTGGGGAGCCTTTGGACGTAGATTTGGGTGGGCCTGCCTTGCGTGTTTTTGTTGGTTTGCTGGGCGTAGGTCGAGACACTGACCCTTTCGAGGGCGGTATCGGTTTGATTTGTACCTGTACCTGTTCGGACTTGATGTTCGATGATGTCGATGGTGTCCGAAGGAAGGGTATACGTTGACGTACCCGCTGTAATAGCGAGCGTACCCGCTTCAATAGTAAAGAGATTGAGACCACGATTCTGCCACTCCAATGTTAATATGTTAAGGCTCCTACGAGCCGTTTTCAAATCATAGCCAGAACGCATCTCAAGGCCAGCACGTTCATATGCTTCCTCAAACAGTTCAGGTAGGTCTGGTGTGACTACTGCCATGATCTAAGTCTTCCTATATTTCGCCGTCTTCTTGGCAATTTTCTTCGGCTGCTTGGCAACCTGCTTACCTTTTTTAGTAGCTTCGCGCTTCTTCTTAGTAGTAGCGGCGTACTCCGCAGCCGTCAAAGCCTTGATAGCTTTTTCAGGGAGGTATCGCTCACCTGTAGCCTTCTTGCCCTGCGTAGATGGCTTACCAGACTTGGTCCGCCACTTCTGCTTAGTCCAGCTTTTAAGACTTTTTTGGCTTGGTTCTAGCGCCATCTGCTTTAGCCTTTGCTGCCTTACTTAAATCTTTATAATGCACTAGCTTCACACTTGTTTTCCCGTGGGTCTTGCCAGAATGCAATGAACCATCAGGCATCTTGTGTGTGCCGCCTTTATGAACAGTCCCATCCTTCCGATAATGCTTTACGCCCTTCACGATGTGTACCCCCCACCAGAATCCTTATACGCCTTAGCCAGCATCTGGGCCTTTCTAGCGGACCATTGACCGGGATTGCCACCCTTGCCGCCAGCTTTTATTCTATTAAACAAACGCTTGCGCTTCTCGGGTTGAGTGTAGTTACCCGCCTCGTTAACTTTACTCTTTGACTTCTTCTTAGTTTTACCACCTTCGCCAAAGCGAATGATGTCTAAATCCCTCGCATCGTCTCCAGTAGAGACGCGGTTGCCTACTAACTGACTTCCCATTTGAGACCGAGATATTACCATTTTTCTTTATCCGCCCAATATGCTGCAGACATTTTGCCCTTGGCAATGTTCTTGCCGTGACGAGCCTTAAAGGACTTGCGCTTGGCTTTCATGCGATCAGACTCCCCCGCCTTGGGCTTGCCAGCAGTCTTTGCGCCTTTCTCCCC